CCCCATTTGGTCCCTTGTTATGGAGAAGAGCCTCCACTCACTAACATTGCTACACAATGTAACGAGAACACACGTGTAGTGAGACACATGTGTAGCTAACAGCCACCCGCGCGCAGTGCGCACTAACTATGAAGCGGGCCGGACGTCTAACCCGGTCAGTATTAAAACCCATTACGCAAATAAATTAAGTAACGCTGTAGTAGGACTGCATAACTTGTTGTTGACCTGAGATACAAAACAGATCAACCAAGCAGTCCAGTGCGTCATCAGAACCGGACAATATCACAGACTCCAGCTCACGTTGCTGGTTGGCACTGACACCATAAAGCTCCGAAAACAATTCACGTGTTGAATCGGACGGGTCAAAAGTCTGCATTGTCTCTGGAATGTCGCTAAAGTCGTGGTAGCCATCATAGATAAAACGCGGTTTGTGGTCACCGGTGAACTCTATCGCTCTCCTCGATATGGCACCAATTATAGGACACTGCGGTAATTCGTAACACAGTGAAAGTGCTTTAGCTTTGAGTAACTCCATTTTTGTTTTCTCACTCACATTCTGGCGACCAAACGCCCAACCGAATGTTTCAAGGACGTCGCGCGGATTCTTGATGTTAGCATCATCGGCAAAGATCATCCCGCAGAATCCGGCGGTGCAAGGGTCATTATGTGTGGCGATCTCTATCGTGAACCCAATCTCTTTAGCTAGGTCTTGAAATTGTTGGGCCACGATGTCACTACCCCAAGTGGCGAATATGCCGTCGTCACCCTCAACGAACCCATCTGTCTCGACGTGCAATTTCTCGCACATGAAAAGCCAAAGCATGAGATTCGTGAACCCATTGCCCAAGGATGTGCACATATCACCGCTCATCCTTCTACCCTTTAACTTATAGCTGACTCCTTGTCTAGTTCTGCCACTATTAGTTCCTGAAATTGTTGAACAAATCATCTCAGTTAGTGGCCCGTCAATGTGCGAGCACATATGGCGATAGAGCTGCAACTCGCAATCTCGCATCAACTCAGGTGTAAAATGTGACTCAAATGCCTTGTAGTCAGTGGAAAAATATTTACGACCAGCACCACGTAATCCAATTATGTGGTGCCGCCGTTCTGACACGGGCACATGCTTAATATAGT